CGCAAGGCGGCCAAGGATTTCCTCTTCCGTATGCGGGGCATACGGTTGAACCTGAGGAACAGCCTTGACCACGGCGGGCCAGATGACCTGTCTTACAAGGTCACCTCTGGCAAAGCCGTGTGCCGGCGGGATGGTAATGATCCGTGCCTTCATCCCCAGTTCCGCAATAACCGACGCTTGATGTACCACGCGCAAGCCACTGGCTTCGCGCAGGCAAAGTGCAGTAGCCTTCACCAAGTTCCTCTGTGCAGAGGCAACTGTGGGGTAAGCATGATACTTCAAGCGACGGGTCTTGCGACTGAGTGCGTGCTCGAAAGCCCGAGCGAGGATGGATCTGTCCTGCGACAGAACCTCAGTGCCACCGCCTCTTCTGAGACCGGAAGCGACGGCCGTCCAGGCGGGCCTGGACAGGGCACTGATGTAGCTATTGTAGCCACCATCCTTTCTTGGACTCTCGACCACTGCGGCAGCCGAGGAAGGCACGGAAAACGAGATACATTCTTGGAACCGACCCTTCAGCAGAGTCGACACGTGCAACTCAATCGAGTCAAGGTAAGCCTTGCTCGTCACGTGTCTGCTGGAGAGCCTCTCCACGTGCTGGCTTACAGCTTCTTTAACAACCGACTCAGGCGCGCATGGAAGTGCACGGGCGACTCGCGAGAAAGCGAGCTTGCCTTTAACCGTGAGTCGGTTGCCGAGCCATTTAAGAAGCTTGCCTGGGAAGAACTGTCCGTCTCGGGTTCGAGGGCGCCTCTGCTCAAGAGCAGAAGCGCGCAACTCACCACACAGTTCTTTAACGCTCCTGGCTGTCTCGAGCCACCCGTTTCGGGTGACACTAAGAGACAACCACTTGCGTATTTTCCAGGATCCAGTACGGGTTCCAAGACCACAGGAGATCAAGCCGCACCACATAGCTTTCCACAGCTCTGTGGTGTGCCGATCAGATCGACGACTAGGGACTGCACGCGCAGACCTCCTGGATCCTGCTACCTTGGTAGTAGGAACAGGAGCGCCGCTTGCGCTAGGACCCTTAACCGTCACAAACGGGTACGCCGGTAGGCGTTTCCGCATGATCCTG